GATCTAGTTTCCCGTGAGATGCTAAAAACTCAAAAGCACATCTAATGTTTTGGGGTCTTTCGAACTTTAAACACAAATCACTAAATACGTCTATATAATCGTTTTTTCCAGACAGTTCAGCAGTTAATTTAACTAAATTCAGAGCAGCGATGAAGTTTGGTTCTATTCCGTCGTTCCTAATGTGAGATATAGCGCTGGTTGTTAATCCTGTCTTTTTAGCAACCTCGGTCCATGTTATTTTTTCATCTAAACGATCGAGGCATTCTTCAAGTATAGTGATGACCATTTATATTCCGACCCCCATCCATTGAATAACGGTTGTCCGTTTCTTGGTTTTATTATACAATTAAATGTGTACTTTTGTAAACATTACTTTTGATTTTTTGTAAATAGGAGGTTTAAAAATGATTAGCTATGAACCTTTATTTAAAACGTTGGAAAAGAAAAATATGGTTATAAGCGACATGCGCGGAGATATTTTAAATTCACGCACAATCGCAAAAATCTATCGCGGTGAATCAGTAAACCTTTCGACTATTGAGAAGATATGTTTATTCCTGGATGTGAATATCGAGGATGTCGTAGAAATTAAGAAATAATTGTTCCACTTGGAAAATTTATCATGTAAAATATGTTGTGGCTTCCTAGCTCTTTCCGGGAGGTGTTTGAGACGTACAAAGTCGGAAGGTGCTTGCTACAACAACGCCTGCGGGAAATCGGTATGTCGCAACAAGAGCTGGCGAACAAGGTGAATATGCCGAAACAGCAAATATCCGACTACGCCAACGATCGCGTCGTAATGTCGTTGAAAAGTGCTAAAAACATCGCCAGCGCCATCAACTGCGCCATCGAAGACCTTTACGAATGGATACCGATTGACCCGCCGAAACGCAAGCGCAAAAGGTAAGGACATAACGTCCTCACCTTCCGGCTAAAAGTACGTAAATTCACGTACTCAACCGCACAACCAATCCGCTAACTTTCTCCGCTCGACTCAACGCCTCCCGAAGCGCCGACTCGCCCGCGCGAACTAGCACCTCGTTCGAATCTTTAAACCCGCGCTCAAAATCCACGTTAAACAGCTCGACTCGACCGCGCAATGCCCGAATCACCTCATCGCGCAGCTTCCGACCTGCCTTGTCGTTGTCCGTCGCGACATATAACCGCTCGATCGCCGACCGCAAAATCAAGTCGCGCTTGGCCGGCGTAAAACTCACGCCGCCGGTCGCAAGCCCCGTCACGCCGACCTGCCGCCAGCTCATCGCGTCAATTTCCGCCTCTGTCAACACCGCGACTTTTGCCCGCCAGTCCAACCCGTAAACCAAGTCGCGAATAGGCAGCCCGTCGCCGCCCCGATGGTACCAAAACGCTTTGCCGCGCGTCTTGCGGTATTTGATATTCGCCAGCTTTCCGTCCGGAGTGAACCACGGAATGACCACCGCCTGCTTTTCAGCGTCATACCGGACGCCCATTTGCCGCTGGACGTCCTCGCTAATTCCACGCCCTTTCAGATACGTATAATCCGTCTGAAAGCCCGCCAGTATTGCGGAATCCAGCGATCGCCCTTTTCGCTGGATTGTTAAGCGCGGAATTCGCAACGTGAGATTCTCGAAATCGTGGGACAACGCATATGTTTCGATAAGGTACTCGGCGGTTTCGTCCTCGGTTTCGTTTCGAAGAAAGGCGAGTAACTTAACGAACCCGCCCGACCGCCATTCCGAGTCATAGGCGCCGCTATCGCCCCAAGTCCCGGCATACATGCCGTCGAGGTTGACGAAAAAGCTCGGCGTTCTGTCATACCGAAACGGGCTTGCCGCAATGAGTTTCGTGTCGGTCCAGCGCGCTCGTTGCCACGAAAAGCGTTCGAGTTCGGCGCGAATGTCGACGTCAATCCATCGACCTTTTACGTTGATTTTCGGCAATTTCACACCCCCGTATCTAATATATTATTCAAATTTTTACGGTTGTCTGTCGTTCTTTGTCGAAGATTTTTGATACGGACAAAAATTTCAAAAAACGTTCGCAAATTGCGCCGCTGCCGCCTCGCCTGTTTCCATTTCGCGAATGACGCCGATTTGCGGCAAGTACAAAATTTCCGCTTGCTCACCCTCGCCACCGTCGCGGCCTTTGTTAATTCCGATTAAGCCGCGCCCTTGCTTCGCGTTCGTGTCGACCGCAATTAACAATGCTGCGTCTTCGAGTAATTGTTTCGTCTTCTTCACCTCGCTACGTTCCGGCAGCCGCAGCTCGCGCTCGCCGTCATCGTCCTCCTTGCCGTCCACTTCATCGGCTTGTGTAATCGCAAAGACCACCGCCTTTGTTCGCCCGGCCAATCGACGTAACTTTTTCGATGTCTCGGCCGCGTCGCCACCAGCCGTTCGCGACGTATTCTTTTCGTAGTCGAGATAGTAAAACGGGTCGATAATGACGACATCGGCTTTCGTTTCGATAATATCCGCTTCCAGCTGGCGAAGGTCACGGCGCATGAAATCCTCGTCGTCCACGGCGCGGACAATAAGTCGACCTGGAATGATCGCATTGATTGACGCCAGGAACTCACGGAATTTCTTTTCGAAGTCCGGCGACAGTTTGCCGTGACGCAAGTCGCGCGAGTCAAAACCGGCTTCCATATTGATGCCTTCGAGTTCCGCGACCGACACGCCGATTCGTCCCGACACCGACGTGTAAATACGAACCATCAGCTCGTACCATCCCATTTCCATCGACCATATCAGCACGGTCGCGCCCTGCATGGCCATTTCGATACCTTCTTCGTCGGTGATCGCCGACTTGCCGCGCCCCGACCGTCCGTAAACGACGTATAAGTTGCCGGAGACATAGCCGCCGATCGCTTCGTTAATGAACGGAAAGCGCGACTTCCATACGCGGAATGACTCGCCTGCCTTGCGACGTTCGTACTCGGCGAGGAACTTGTCGACGTCGGCTTTTACGTCTGTTCCGATTTTATTACGAACTCCTGTTCTTATTTTAATACGTTCTGCTTCCGAAATCAACCATTCGATAAAAGAATTTCCGTCTTTTTCTTCGAAAACTTTTGGCGCTTGATTTTGCAGCAATTCGACCGCCGCCAGTTTCGCCGCATAGCTCTTGATTTGCCGCGCCAGGTATTCGTAACTATCGGCGACTTCCGGAATGTATGTGAACCCGTCCACTTCGGCAGCCACTGTCGCATAGCTCGGCGCCTGCCCGCGATTGGCTTCCGCGTAGTCGACGATAAATCGGTAAGCCTGGCGTTCGGCTTCCGTGGCGAAGTCCGACTCGGTGATTCCGAACCGGGCGAGCGCCGCGACGTCGTTGTTGTCGATGACTTTCGAAAGTAACATTAGGCCGTAGTGCATTAATTATCGACCTCCTTCCGCTTTGCAAAATATGCGTCGATCTTCTCGATAATCGGATTGGCTTCGCAACATCCGAAATACCATGTTTCCCGCTCGTATCCACACGACACAGCCGAGAGTAGTTCGCGAATAACTTCCAGCTCCTCATCATTGAATAGCGCACGTTCTTCTAGTTCCTCTACATACGCGCACTCCCAGCACCGAATTCTCCCGTGACGCTCGCATACGCCTTGCATGTTATTTCCCTCCCGTCAACATAATTAACTCCGCTTCAATTTCCGCAAGTCGCGCTCGGTACTCCTCGTCGCCGAATTCGTCAACCAAGCGCTTGTAATCGTTATACTCATCGAGTAAATCGTCAATCACCGCCTCAAACGACCGATTCAGCGCGATTGTCTTTGTTCCGTAATGCGCCGGATACAACCACGCCTCGTTAAAGTAACCGTCGCGCCCTTCGAGTTTGTAGGCAAACAAGCCGAGATTACTTACGTAAACCACTCGCTCGACGACCGCGAACTCGGGCGCGTCGATCTCATGCGCGTCAAGCCCGTCAAGGACGTAAGGGTCGTAAATTAAAACGAGGTCGCCTGGCGCGAACAGTGGCTCGGGCGCTGGCGACATGTCGTCGGGCTGTTGACGTTTGAACAAGCGTTTTAACCATTTAATCATTCGCTCACCTCCGCAGTCCTCGCTTCGACTCGCCTCCGAACGGCAACACGATGCACATGTCGCGTACCCTGTCGTAGAGTCGCGCGTCAAACACCCGCGCCAGCTCATCGATCGGCAAATTCGAGGTGTAGACGCTCGGCAACCCGTTTGTGACGCGGTGGTTAATGATCGAGTGTAAGTCGCCGCGAAATGCCTCGCTCGCCGACCTCACGCCTATGTCGTCGAGGACGACAAACGGCGTCACCTTCGCTTTATGGTATCGGTAGTAATACTCACGTGCCGCGACGTCGGCGACATCGGCCGGAACATTATTGCGGTTAAATTCGTTAAACAACGTTTGGAACTCGTTCACATCGAGGAAATAAACGGGAACTTGCTCGGGTTGTCGCCCGCGTTGGAGACTTCCGACATAGTGTCGTATGAGGTATTCGTGCAGGAGGGCGATGGCTGTCGTGGTCTTTCCGTTGCCTGGCGTCGGCGAGTACAAATAGACGCTTTTAATTGGCTCGGCAGCATGCCCTTCAGACGCGTCAAATTGGCGTATAAACGTCTTTACATACGCGTCAAGGGCTTTATATACCGTCGGCTCACTCGCGCGTACAGGGCTGTTTTTGAGCGTTATAAGGCGATATTCACGGGGGACATTGGCCGATTTGAGGCGTGCGTCTGTCGCTATGAAGTGCGGGCAAAATCGGGTGCAAGATTCGGAGTTTGCGAGGTTGCAGGCGTGGGCAAGGACGCAGTGCTTCGCATTAGTGGCGTTGGTCAATGGCGGTCACTCCTTTCGGAAAGGTATGTCGCGGTGTACCACTCGTCAAATTCTTCGTTAGACAACTCGGTCAAATACGGTAAATAATCGCCGAAGGCTCGACGTAAATCACCGCGCGAAGAATAACCGATAAACGATCCGGCGTATTTCTTTAGTTGGTCGCACGTCGGGTTCGTGAGAATCGTATAGTAAGGGCCGCGGGCAATGGCGTACTTTTTCATCGTCACACCCCTTTCGTCATAATAAACCGATAATCTCGTCCGCTTGTTCCTCCGTAAGTCCTGTCGCTTGTGTCGCCGTCTGTCGCGCCCGCTGCGCCTCCGCCAGGACTCTCGGCAATACCCGCGCCCTCATGAACGAATACATGAACGTAAAACTCACGCCCGGGTACTGCGGCGTCGGCTTGTACTCGGCGAGGCAAGCGTCGATGAAGTGCCGCGTCACGTCGGGGCCGTATTCGTCGATCATGCGCTTTAGCATGGCGCGCTCCCTCGCGACGCTGTTGCCCGCGACGTACTGTATGCCGAGCATGTCCGCGTGTCGTTCCGCAAGGTACGCCGCGAATGTCGTCGCGTTCCAGTCGGCGAGGTCACGTGCGCGCCAGTCGTGGGCTGGCGGAAGGGATGAGCGTTTCATGCGTTTAGCTTTTCCGGTCATTGACCGTCGTCCCTTTCGTTAACCGCCTCGTTTGAAACGATTGCTATTTCGTGAATGATGTCGCTGTATGCTTCGAGTCCTTCCTTGAGGACAAACGTTGGTTGACCATCGATGACCTCGACGTTGAAGAATTCGTCGGACAGTTCGCTGACCTCAATTAGCGCATCTTTTAGGCGGGCGAGTTCCGCCTCTAATTCCGCAATGTGATCGAGCAGCAACGGAATGTCGGTGCGGGCGTGGGCGATGAATTCCATGTTTTCTTGCGGTCGGTTGTTTCCGCGTGGGTACGGGTCGCCGACTTCGCAAATATGACCGAAGGATTCCGCCTCATAGACGCCTTGTCCGTCCGGTCCGCATTTTTCCGGTGAAAGTATCCACGGGCCGGGCGTCGCGTTTTCGGCGCGCTGGCGAATGGCTTCTAACTGCCCTTGGGTTAACTTCATGTATTACATCTCTCCTCTCCGGGATATTTATTCTTCTATGAATTAACTATCGGTGATATATGAAGGGTATCGCGAGCTTATTTATAAGCGAGCGAAAGTATTTAATCTTTTTAAAATAATTCTTTTTAAATATATTCTTTTTCATCTACAGTAACGTAGATAATAAACTTCAATAGTGTAGATAATAAACTACAGTAGTGTAAGTTTTGAACCTTTTTCTTTTCCAAGCAATGTTCTAATGCGTCTGTCCCCGTCTGCTAATATCGCCAGCTTGGTTATTAATTCCGATTCTTTTCGCTTAAACTCGCTGTACTCTAACGGGTCATTGACGATGTAATAAATCTTCTTGCGACCGCGATGACTTGGCTTATATTCGATTTCGATAAGCCCGCTGGCTTCGAGTATTTGATCGAGTAAAGGCAACGTCGAGTACGACATGTGGAATTTCTCGATAACCCCGTCCCGACCGCGCCACGACCGACCGAAGTCCGCTTTTTGCTTATCGCCGTTCCGATAGCGCAATAAATACAGGTAGTATAGCGTCGCCTTGTCGCCAATATACGGGTGGTACAGATCGAATAGTTCGTGATAGACCATCGTAAAGCCACTGCGAGTAGTTCCCTCGCGAATGTAAACGTCGGTCAATCGATTATCACCTCCGCTAGTGTAGGTTTTATACGCTTCTACTAGTTTAATCGTACGTGGTTGTGCCGCTGTTGCATTTTTGGCGTCTTCACTTAATCATACGGTCGAAAATCGAAAGTCGCGCACTTTTGGACGTAAATTTTTTAAACGGTAATACTTTCGTACAGCTCCCGAACGTTCGGATTAAGATTGACGCGTTCGTCAAACGGAATCTCGCCGCGCTTCATCCGTTGCAGATCACCTAATGTAAACTTTGGTGCTGACTCGGCTTTTGGCTGCGATTGTGCTTGCGACTTACCGAGTTGTCTAACGTATTCGTCGTAATTGAACCACTCCGGTGCCATCTCCGAGCGAATCGGCGCCTGTTTTTCCGGTTTAGCCGCGTTGATTGTATTTTGCGTTAGTTCAGCGTCTAGTGCTTTACGTAAGTAATGACGGAAATTCTTTGTCGGGTACATGAGGCAACGAATGACGACATGTGCGAGATGTATGTCGTTAAGACCGGCGACTTTAAATAACGGTAAATAAATGTCCGCTAATTTTTTAACCACAGATACCTTGTCGTCGTTCAGTCGATCAGCATACTTCGATAAAAGCTCACGTAAAGTTTCCGATGTAATCTCATTGATAGATAGATTATTATTATTATTTTTCTTTTTGTTTTTATTGTTTTTATTTAAATCTAATTCTTTATTATTATTTGAGACTGCGGTTTTTCCGCAATCTAACTCCGTTTTAGTTTGCGTTTTTTCCGCATTCTGAACGTCGGCATCGGCGCAATCTTTGCAAACTTCATTCCGACCAAACAAAATCTCTACGTACATCTTATCGACGTAAAAGTAACGTTTTGCCCTGTGGCCAAACCGCTGGACTTCGATTAATCCTGCATCAACGAGTTTGGCAATCGCTTTGTCTTGAGCGTCGCGTTTCAACGTTGTTTTTTCTTCGAGCTCTTCGATCGTGCAGTAGAACCACATCCGACCATTGTACTCGGTTAGCTCACCGCGTTTGTTCCAGTATTCAAAAAGACTTACTAGTTCGCCGTAAACGATCGCTGCGTTGATTCCAACTTTTTTCATAAGTCCTTTATGTACGCGAATGAATCCTTTTTCCATGATTATTCCCCCTCGTGGTTTGTTTCGAGGGCAAAACAAAAAGCGTATTCCTTGCGCCAACTTTCCGAACCGAACTCCCCGGAAAATTAGCGCAAAAAATACGCCTGAACCTAAACTTACCTATTGCATTTTTACGTTTATTTCGTTACAATAAAGGTAAGTTTATAGCGAGCCTGTTGGCGCAGGCTGCATTTGGGTTTTGGGGAGTCGGTTCGATGGTGTTGGCGCACCGCTTGAGAACCGACTTTTTATTTTACCCTCGTTTTATTCTTTGTTTACATATTACGCTAAAACTTGAGTTTAGACAAGAACTATTTTACGAAGACGTCGGAGATCGCGTAAATCATCCGGCGTCTTTATTTCATATTTTAACCATAAAAATTTACGATGTAAATAATAAAATTCTAATATTTTCACTTGATTTTCGGCAAATGTTGGATTAATATATAAATAGGCTAGAAAATTTTATTAAAACTTTAATAAAAAGAAAGGCGGGGCGTTAAATGACGTATGTCATCGGTTTGGACCACGGAAACGGCTGGGTGAAAATTCGCACGACCACGAACGAAATTATTTTACCGTCCTATGTAGCTCGCAAGGAGGACATCGGCGACAGTGTCATCGGCCGATCACTCGACTTGAAGGAGTACGAAATTCCAAACGTCAAAGGCTCGACGTTCGTGTGGGGCGAGGACGTGACAAAAATTAAGGACGTCCTGTCGACGTACGGAGTCCAGAACCGCTACAACAACGACGTGTACCAAGCGCTTTCCAAGTTCGCGCTTGCCGAAGCGCTACCGGACGGCGACGTATTCGGCGACGTGCTTGTCGTGACGGGTGTCCCTTCGATCGAGGTAGGCACGGACAAAGAGCGCCAACTTCGCGACGTGCTCGGGGGCTCGCATATCGTTCGTGTCAACGGCCACGACAAGATTATCCGGGTGGGACGCGTCGTTGTCGTTTCGCAGCCGCTTGGCGTCGTCCTGTCGCGATACCTCGACGACGACGGCTATGTCGCCGACGACAAGTACGAGGAATACTCGGTCGCCGTGATCGACATCGGTACCGGCACGACCGACCTCGACCATATTAAGGCGTTGCGTCGGATTAGCACGGACTGCCATTCGATCCCGGTCGGTATGTTTGACGTGTATAAGCGCATTGCCGCGTGGGTCAATCGTCAGAATCCGAGCGCGAACGCAACGCCGCAAGAGGTCGAGCGACAATTCGAAAACGATTGCTACGAAGTGTCCAAACGGGTACGCTACGATATAGAGGAAGTTAAAGAGGTCGCGATCAAAGAAGTGGCTACCGAAATCGTGACGGCTATTTCGCAGCACTGGAAAAGTTACGACGTGTTCGACGAAATCTTGATTACCGGTGGAGGCGCGAACGTGTTGGGCAAAGCGCTAGAAAAATGATTCCGGGCGCCGTGATCGTCGACAATCCGCAAACTGCCAACGCCGAAGGGTTCTTCAAGTACGGTCAATTCTTGAAGGAGGAGTAACGGATGTCAAACAGGATATACCAGCTACAATACGACGACGAAATCGACCGCGACATACACGAATGGCTGACCTCACTGCCGCGCTCGCGAAAGGCCGAAATGGTCCGTAATGCCATTCGGTTTTACCTACACGCGACAAAAGGAAGCCCGACACCAATCATTCCGGTCGTGCCTGTCGCTACACCGACCGAACAGCAAGCCGAGCAGCCAAAGCGCAATAGAAAACGGCCGGCTTTACCGAAAGATGAAAACGAACTAAACGAAAAAAGCGCCGAGTAGGCGCTTAATTTTTTTTTGCGATTTTCGGAATACCGTCAGCAAGCGCCGGTAGTAAAATCATCGTACTTCCGGCGCTAATTGTATGCGCAATATATGACTATGACAAAAATTCGGACAATATTCGCGGAAATTTCAAATATTGAAAAAGTCGTCTATCTTAATGTTCCGATCAATTTTTCGCAGAGCCTTCATTACTTGGCGAACAGTTGAAAGCGTTGGGTCGTAGTCCGCATCACTACACAGGCGACTAATTGTATTTCGACTAACTCCCGAGTGCTTAACGAGCCATTCCTGCGAAATGCCTCTCTTGTCTAAAAACTTACCGATCTTGCTACGTGTTTTCATGTTCTCTCCCTCCCAATCTATGCGTCTTCGTTCCCCAGTATGACCACATAGAGTGAAAGTTATAACAATCGTTTTTAAAATTTTTCGCAATGGACGTGCAAACCGGACAAACGGCGCGACATAGGCTATTAACACGAAGGTAACAGTGTAGGATTTCTGTCAAGTAGGACGCTTCCCTGGGCGATCGGAAATGTCACAACACTTCAATGGAAATATATCGGAAATGTAACTCGACACGAAAGTACAAGCGAAAACGGCGAAATATCGGTAATCTGCGGATTTGTTAAAAAACGAGCGAATGCGAGCGGGCGGAAGGGGAGCGCGAGGGGAAACCGAAACAAAAATTAACGTCGTGAGGTGTTTTCAATGAAAACGAAGAAGGTTGAAACGATTGATTTCCGCGAGTTTATGGCGGGCACATACCGAAAGCAGCCAACACGCCTAACGTACGCCTATGCCGGTTTTCTACCGGTCATCACGCCGCAAAAGTTGTTTCCGATGCAGGACGAGGGGTTTGCGTTGTTGATTGTCGGGGTCGGTACGATTACATTCGCGGCGTTTTTCGAGCAATTCTTGGCGCGTAGCGGCTTTACGGGAGCGGCGTATGAAGTAGCGAAGTTCGGACGGTTTGTATTTCCGGCTTTAGCTTACGGGTCGGTGCTGTGGTTATTCTTATACGGGTTGAGGGGGCTGTAACATGCGACAAGTAGCGCAATGGCTCAGTCGGCAACGATTGAAGGCGCAGTTAAAAAAGGCATTTTATAGCGCGGGGCTGTATGTACCGTACAAAAGTGGTGATCGAGTAATTCCGGTTTACCCACGGATTCACTCGGCAGTCGAAACGAGCGACAAAATCGAGTTTGTATTCACACTTAAAAACGGAATGGACCCGCGCGAGGTAACGAAAAAGGAATACGTTTTTATGCAATATTTCGGCGAAAATATCGAACTCGATGGCGATCACAAAACGTTTACCCTCACCGTTTACCGCAAGACGTTCCCGCGCGAGCTTCCGTATAACTATTCGAAAATCTTACCGGTAATCGAAGGCCTAACGCTTCCAATCATTTGCGGAATGGACCGACACGGCCGATACATTGCATACGACGCAATCAGCGAGCCGCATTTGTTGATTGCCGGCGAGAGTGGTTCCGGTAAGTCAACGCAATTACGGTCGATTCTGACTACGTTGATTCAGTATTACGATGAAACCCGGCTTCACATTTACTGCGCCGACTTGAAAATGTCGGAGTTTCACATCTTCAAGCGTTGTCGGCAAGTGAAGTCGGTTTGCACCACACCGGAACAGCTTGAACGAATGTTGGCGCGTATTCAGTCCGAAATGAAACGTCGTAGTAAGCTACTACACGAAAAGGAAGTCGCTCATATTAACGATTTACCGGAGCCGCAACGCCCACCATACATTCTCGTATGTATCGACGAATTGGTCATCGTCAAGGACAATAAGGACGTTATGAATGCGTTAGTTCAACTGGTCGCGATCGGGAGGGCGCTCGGTATTATCGTAATCTTGTCGATGCAACGGCCGTCGCATGATATTCTCGATACGAAAATTCGCACCAACTTGACCGTGCGAATGGGCTTCCGCACCGATAGCCTAACCAATGCTCGTATTATCGGAACGCCAGGAAGCGAAAAGATTAGTATCGAACAGCGCGGTCGGTTCCTCCTCAAACGTGAAGATTTAATCGAGCTGCAAGCGCCATTTTTGCCCCTAGAACGCGCGAAAAAGATTCTCGAACGTTACAAGTCTGCCGACTGGAAAGACGCGTTATCGGGCGATTTTGAGCCGCCTAGCGAGGCGGAAGAAATTACGTTAGGAGTGTTAGACGATGAGATTAAGTGAGCGCGACAAGGCGATTATTCGCGACATTAACCGATTTCGCGTGATGGACCGCGATTCCATTGCGGAGCTGCATTTCGCCGACAAAAAGCGCCCGATCAACAGCGCGAATAACGTACTAAAGCGCTTGGTCGCCGAGGGACACATTCGCCGGTCAACCGTCTGGGGCACGCCGTATTTATATTTAAGCGCCGAGTCGGGCGTGAAGGCGAACTCGGCAAAGATTCCGCATTACCTTGAAATCCTGCGAGCGTACAAGGAAATCTGCGCGTTCGGGCGGCCGGAAGTATTCGTTGTTGAGCCGAAGTACGCGAAAGGACTTGCGGAGCCCGATGCGTTTTTTATATGGCGGCGAACTCCGTTTTTTCTCGAATGTCAGCGCACGGTTTATTCGCAAAAGCAAGTCGACGCTAAGTTTAGGCGGTACAATGCGCTCTATGACAGCGGGCTTGTATTCGCCGAGCCGTGGCAACCGGCTGATCGTAAGGTGTTTCCGTATATACTCGTCCTATCGGAGTCGCGTTGGTCGGTGAACGGGGACTTTCCGTTTAAGGTCGTGCAGGCGCAGTCGTTTCGGCAGTTTGCCGAGTCGCTGCGGCCAGCGCAGCCGAAGCCGAAGCCGAGTGGGTTGGTCGTGGATTTGCGGAAATGAGATATAAAATAAATTTTTTAAAAATGTGTTTACAAATCACCAAATGGTGATATAATAAAAGTAACGAATCACTAAAAGCTGATTGAATGAAAGGAGAATAGGGTATGAATTTTAAGCGTGTTGGAACGTGGTGGAACGATCGTAATATTGAGCTTGTAGAGTTCGACGGCAAGGTGTACGCGTTGAACAAGTGGGACGGCGAAGAATGGACCGATTGTTGGGAATGTGTTGGGAATGATTATATGGAAGTAGGGGAAACGGGAATCCGCATCCGTCCAGTATATGAAGAAGTCGCGGAAGACGAATTTGAAGTCGTGAAGTACGAGCGGCTTATTTAGTCTCATTCCTCTTACAGCCGACAGTAGAGGAGGACGAAGAATGAGTGAGCTTCGATTCCCTCTTTCCGCCGTTATGTCGCCAAGCGAAGCGGCCGAGCGATGGGGGTTGAAACGAAACACCCTCATCGCCGCTCTAAATCGAGGGTTATTCGATAAGCAAATCGAAAAGGGGTTGATTCGTTACCATCGATATGAAAACGGAAGATCGGATTGGTATCTTACGGAACAAGCACTTCGCGAAGTGTATGGAGAACCGAAAAAAGGAGGCGCTCGTAAATGAAACACGCGAAACGAATCGCTTTTTATACGAGAAAAATCGTGGAATTCTGGAGCCTGCCGGAACACCGCAAGGAGCTTCGCAAACACCGTCTGCTTGCGTACAAACGCGAAATGCACAAACGATTTGAATCCGAACCGATCGAATGGTAACACCTTAGGTTATTCCTGGGCGTTTTTTTCATCCGAACTGCGCGAAAATGAAATTTCGACTGTATTATATAGTGAAGACGTCAAATGTAAGAGGGGGAATGAAAATGAAAAGAACGGTTGAAAAAATGACGTTAGGGCAGTTTATTGACAAGATGAAGCGAGGATGGGGCTTTTGGAATCCTTTTTATGTCACATGGAATGGCGAAACGTTAGAAAGATTTTTCATAAACTCAAGCGATTTGGATAAAGTTGTAGAAGTAGAATTCATCAGTGACAGCGTTGGATATGCGCCGAATTTCCATTATCGATACACGTGGAATGTAAAAGGGACGAATTTACCGGAAAAAGAAATAAAATTACCTAGAGGTTCGGCGAAACAAGGAGAAAACGGATTTACAGTCCAATTTTTATGGTAAAAATAAACGCCCCGGGCATAAGCCCGAGGCGATTATTTTTTCGTCACATATTCGTATGGCACCCAACCACGCTCGCCCGTTGCGTTGATTTTGATTTTAACGGACAGCACATCGTTTTTCAAAACGGTTATCGGCGTTCCCTTTTTATGAATGACGGCTTTCCCTTCGGCGATCATGCGGTTAACGGATTCGGTATCCTGCGCGGTTACATAATCCATCAGCTCGTCGAAATTCTTTTTATCGTCACCAAGCGCCATAATGACGTCGTTAGCCAGCACGCCTTGTTCGCCCGAAAAGACGGTCGACGATTCAGCCGGCTTGCTATGTGTTGACTTTGCCGTCTTGGCTGGCGCGTTTTGTTCGTCTGGCTTTGGCTTTTCGGTCACTGTTTCGGCTTTCGGTTTGGCGGCTGTCGTTTCGGTTTTCGGTTTTTCGTTTGACGCGGTCGAATTATTGACTTCGTTCCCGCAAGCCGTTAGCACTAACATACACAACATAGCGAAAAACAATTGTTTCATTATCGGCGGTCCTCCTATTTCCTTCGTTGTTAATATTATACAATAAATATGTACGCAAGGGCAGGCGAAAAGTTTCACGCCTGCCATATTTTCGGTTTTACTCGTCGCGGTAGCCCGTACCTTGCGACGGGTTATTGACGATGCCAGCGAGCACTAAAATCGTCAGCACGGCGTCGACATACGCTTGGTAACGTTCCGGAGCAATATTCACGCCTGCGTCTTGCAAGACCATGCCGATGAGCGCCGCCACCGCAAGCCATAGCCCGTAATTTCTTAATCGTTTAGGCACTCGCATCCTTCGCATTATTTCCGTTCCTCCTTCGTGATAAAGACGTCAAAGCCTAGCGATTTAAGTTTTTTCGCAAGAGCTTCGGCGTTTTCCGGGTCGCGAAACGCGCCGACTTGAACACGGTGTATTGTAGTGCCGCCTTGCGCCTTCGCTTCGGGCTTGCGCGGCTCCGGCTTACGCTTCAATCCGTATTGTTCCGCAATCCCTTTCGCAATTGCACACGCTACTTTTCGGCGGTATTCATCCGATTTAAGTAGCGCGGCTTCTTCGCGATTGGTCATGAATCCGCATTCAACGAGAATCGCCGTCATGTGCGTTTCGCGTAATACGTGGAAGTCGGCGGCTTTTACGCCGCGGTTTTTACGCCCGGTTGCCGCGATTAACTGCGCCTGGACTTTTTCGGCAAGCGCAACGGCTTCGCGCGGACGAGTTTTATGCACGTAAGTTTCGATACCCTCGGCGCTTGACCAGCCCGCGCCGGCTGCGTTGGCGTGAATCGAAACGAATACGTCGGCTTTGAGTCGGTTCGCTTCGTCCGTGCGACGCGTCAACGGAACGTCTTCGCGATCGGAGTGCGTGAAGTGTACGCGGACGTTTTCGTATTGCGCCAGTTCGTTGCGTAAGTAGTTGGCGACGGCGCTATTAAATTCGTATTCTTTCATCGAGCCGTCGGGCGTACGTTTACCGGGCGTGTTCGGACCGTGTCCGGCGTCTATAACGATTAACATGCGCTTTCGCCTCCGTTATGTTATAATTTACTTGGCGTCGGCTAACCGTAGCAAAACGCCTGCCCGGGCGGGTTAGCCGATTGCCCTCGCTAGAAAACCACGCTAATTACTGCGGCCGATAACGTTACGATTGCCGGTACGATCAAGCCGATCGCCCACATGAGAAACTTTTTTAGCGCGTCGAGGTTTCGTGCGTTTTCTTTGCCGAGTTGCAGCGCCTCGTTCGCGGTTTTGTCTGCGTTGTCGGCGGTTTCTTTTGTTTTCGCGAGAATTTCGAGTAGTGTTTCGATGCGGATAAGTCGCTCGCGAATGTCGCGCACTTCTACGTCGTAACCTTCCGGCATGGTTGTCACCGTCCTTTCGGCGAAATAAAAAGGCGAGCCGAAGCCCGCCTAAATTGTGATAAAAGCGTCATTTTAACGAGAAAGAGAGTGAATACATCTGTTCACTCTCTTTTTTATTCAATCGATTTATATTAAGAAATTTACGGATTATAAATCATGAGTTAAAATTTAAATATATTCTAATATAGGAGGAAAATGTAAATGACATCATCGTTAAACTTTAATAACCGAATAATAATTTTAATTTTGGTGACAGGGTGTTTAGTGGGTATCGTAACTGCAATTACCTCCGCTTTATCTTTGTTTTTGTTAGCCGGCTTATTTGTTGTACTAATTAGTTTTTATTTCCTAGAACTTACATTCTTATAACAATTGCTTATGTGATATTAGTGCCAAAAATATCAATCATTAATGTTCCGGGTACATATGTCGGTATTCGCGGTGAAGATTTTTTGATAGCTTTATTTGTAGTGTCTTTTTTGATAAGACTAGCTTTGTCACCAAAGTTTAATCTCAACAAAACCTTTAAACGTGTCAATTTTATTTTCTTGTTGTATACATTAGTTTGCTTGCTTTCTGTTTTTTATGGCATTTATCAAGGTTTTGTCGATAATCCGTTACTAGGGTTTATGTTCTTATTTCGAAAGATTGAATATTTTTATTCATTTATTTAGGTTACATTTATTTTAAGTCTCAAAGCAATCACAGTAAGATTCTTCGGTTAATTGACATTAGCGTGCTAATTCTGTTATTCATCGGCATCCTTCAACAAATGGGGGTTATCGGCGCTTTCGCGTTAGGTCAATATAAAACACAAGCATCAGACAGAATTATGAGTACCTTTAGCGGCCCTTACGAATATTCAGCTTTTTGGTGGTTATCACCCCTATATATCTTTATAGATTAATACATAATAAGCGAAAGTGGATATGGTTTTTTTATCTTCTGATCATTGGTTACAGTATACTAATTACCGAAGCTAGAATTTCATTAGTCGCTTACTTTGTTATTTTGATATTAGGATTTTGGAAATTAATTAAAGTAAACACCATAAAAATTTTTGCTTTCGTTTATATATCAGCAATATGCTTATTAGGAGGTTTTTTACTCCAAGACATTATCCGTACTGATAATGTAAGCTATCTCGAAAGATTCCAAACGTTAGATTTTGAAGCAATGTATCAAGAAACGCTGTACGCCTACAATATGAGAGACTATAAAACCTTTTTAGTTAAAGGGCCACAACTGTATTATGCAGGAACAGACTTATCTTATAGTATGAGAATGAGTAAATGGTTTAATTATTTAGATGGTTTGTTCCATAATCCTGTCTTCGGCTTAGGTTTATCAACAACCGGCGAAGCAGTAGACGGTAACTATATACGTTATCTCGCTGAAAGTGGTTTACTCGGATTTACTTTATGGTCAATATTGATTTTAACTATTTTAAAATCCAGCAAACATTTAGCTAAACGAAACCTGTTAGAAGGATACCTAGTATACCTTGCAACAATCGGTTTATTAATTATGGCTTTGTTTATTGACGTTTTTGAAGCATCAAAAGTAGCGATGTTTTTCTGGTTCATCATTGGATGGGTGATGACCAATTTTGATAAAAGTAAGAACCATTTAACATTTCATTATAAAAATGCTAAACAAAAAGTGTAGATGTTTTTTATCTACACTTTTTGTTTAAATATTTTTCGGTGCATTTGCTTCAAAAGAAAGGTCTACAATAACACCTGGTGCTTGGTCTACCACAAAATCGAACGTGGTTGCTGTCACGTTTTCAATCCACCATTTTGTAATTGCCCCTCGGTTTCCTCTAAATGTAATTCGGATGCCGTGTGAACTTGGCGCAGTGGATAAGCCGTGTGCTACCGTTACCCTTGTAGCTGTCGAGTTCAATTGGAAAGGGCCGCGATTTTCTGTTACAAAACCAAGATTCCCCCTAACTCTTGTATTTGCTCCCACTCTTGAAATTTTTACACCTGTAACCCCTCTCACATCCACATTTTCAACAATATTGTAATCACTTCCCGAATCTTCGATAATGCCATTAGCGCAGGAATCTAATTTACCTCCCGTTATTTCTATGCCATTTGCATTTACAAGTCTAATTCCTGTACCTCCTGCCCCTCTAATGATCGGCTTTTCGATTTTTCCATATTGAGCCGGCGAATCCGAAGCTCCTATATTAATTCCATTGGCTGTATTACCGACAGCATCAATATCTATGACAGGTCTCTCGATTTCAAAGTAATCTGTATTTCGTATAGTAATGCCATTTGCGGAGGCAGTTCTTGGCGATTTGATTTTTGGGCGTTTTAAGAACACATCTTTGGAATCATCAATTAAAATGCTTGTTCCTTCTGTTTGATATAGTTTTAAGTCATTTACATAAAGACCGTCCACGCTAGTTACTTGCATCCCGTACCCTGAACCTTGACTACAATCCGCATTAATCACGCTTAATGTAATATCTTTAATACGTTTTGCACCTGTTCTGTCGTCTAACCAAATTGCTTGACCTGCGTTCATCGTACCGCCTTTTGCTACAATATTGGAAATATTGATATTGCTAATGGTAGTTCCGTCTGGTGGGTAATCCGTTCTTGTTGTCGTAGAAACAAACTGCCATGTAACTGTCCCATCTGTTGCCGTTCCGCTTGTATGTGATGGGGCAGTCGTACCGCTTGTTCCTGCCACCGTACATTTATATATGTTTCCGTTTGCGATCACTTGGTTTCCTACACTATAAGCAGTTGAAGGTTTCCAAGCTGGTTGAGAAAGCATAATTTTAATGACAGACGCTTTTTTGCTTGTCAATACGCAGTTAGAAACAGTAACATTATAAATACTGTCGTCATATTGCGTTTCAATGGTGAATGCTAACGCATCATCAACGGATGTAACGATACAGTCAGAAATTGTAATGTTTGAGCCTCCAACAAAGTGAATACCGTCTGTATAAAGGTCTGTACCTAATACATCAATATCTAATCCGTAAAGAATGACGTTTGTGCATTTACGAAATATCGTTGTCCAGTCAGCGTAACATCCTCGAACTTTTGTTCCGATTATTTGAAGCCCGTTGACCAACCAGAATCCGAAATGTTTTCCTGTTTTTGTGTTGTCTTTAGCTTTTATAGTACCGCCAATAATTTTAATGTTTTTGTTACCTGCTCCCGATTGTGTTTTGTTTTGAATAGTAGCACCGCTTGTTCCTCCTGTGTTAAAATTACGAATTAAATTCGCATTATCACTCATGACAACTGTGACGTTATCCCCTAGTTTCAATGGCGAATTTAGAATATAGTCGCCATTTGGAATGTACATAGGGAGATTATTTGCTTCACAATAGTCAGCAACTTGTTGCAAAATAGGTTGATCGTCGTCTACACCATTTGCTTTTGCGTTGTATGGCGGTTGACGAACATTCACGCCGATTTGTGCAACGTAACTATTTAAAATTCCAATTTTATCGTCAATAATCCCGAAATTCTCGTTCCATTCTTCGCGTTTCACGTAATCAGTCGGCGCCCACTTATGCAATTGTAAATTCGGATGTTTTTCGCTACTCATTTGCCGTCACCCTTTTCGTTAGTTTTGCGGTAGTAAAAACGCTTCTTCTAATTCTTCCGCTGTGTATTGCTCCGCTTGCTCCCACGTCAGTCCGGCCGCTTCAACCTCGCTCCACGGTAAGTACGTAAATTCGAAGTACGGTTGCAAATGCGCAGGAATGACGTCATTGACTACCGCTTCAATATCTTCGAGATTTTTAGGCACGCCACGCTTGCCGACGAGTTTAATCCGTACCTTATAATCGCTAGGTTCTTCGTAAATTTCTGCGGTGTAAAACGAATCAACAATCGACTTCAACAACGCGGGCGTGACCGTTCCCACCCCGCGCAGTTTTGCGTTAATATAGTGTCGCCGCGACGGTATCGAGCGTTGCGGTAAATATTCGATGTCGGTAATTTTCTCCCACCGGTCAAGTCCGTACGTTGCGGTTTCGACGTAAAACTGATTGAGAACGTCAAGTAACAACGCCCGTAACCGCGTAAACTCGCTCGCTTCCGTTTTCAGCATTTCGACGACTTGCCGGAAGTCACCGTAAAACCGCGGCAAATAATCGTGAATGTATATATCGATGTCTAAATCGGTTTGATACGCCTCTAACGTTGCCGAAGTCGATAGAGAAGCGCCAGTCGTTTTGTATTTGTGGCCGCTAACTTGAACGGCGGCGACGCTTTGGTCGCTGAGTACCGCATATCTTCGAAGAATAGGAATCGTTGATAAGGCGGAAGTCGCACCCGAATTACTTCCGCCGTAAAGCACGCGTATTGGATTCGCGTTTAACACGGCGGTCGCAGACGGCGAACCTCCGCTTTTAACGATTAAAACTACGTTAGACTGTGCGTTTGCACTACTGCTCACGGCAATAGCGCCCGCTAAAATTTCAGCCACGAATAATCACCGCCTTAATCGAGCGAGATAGACAAAGAACCGGCAGCAATTTTTAATTGATCGTTCGCCGAAATCGTTTTGCTTGTCGTTAATGCGCCGTGGAATAGTAAATTACCGCCTGTTTGAGCGTCATAAATCCCGATATGTGTCACCGTTCCCCA